CGGCGCCGAACCTTACTGAGTCTTGTGCCGCGCGTGATCGAATCTCGCCTTGCTGGTCGTCTAAGTCGCCCATAGCGTTATCATACGCTTGGCTTCCAGGTGTTAAACCTTGGTTGCGTAACTGTACCTCTAGCGCTTCTTTTTCTCGCTCCATTTGAGGGTTTTGTAGCGACATTTGGCGCTCAAATTGCGTGTTAGCAAAATCTTGGTTAAACGCACCCCCCGCATCTAAGCGCTGCTGGCTTAAGTCGTTTGACACGTTAGCGTCAACACCGCCCGCAAAACCGGTATTAGGCGCCGCAACAGCCCTAACCTCGGGGCCTTGCGCAAAATCTCGCGCGCCGGTAAGCGAACTTTCAGACAACTCGGGAGACACACCAAAAGGCAAATCCGACGAAATAGGCGACGACAACGCGGTAGGTGCGTTGCCTCTGAGCATGTCCGACGTAACCCCTTGAGCCGACATTTCAGGCCCTGTACCTGCCTGAAACTCAGACGTTCTAGGGCCTTGTACACTTGTAGGCCCTGTACCTGCCTGAAACTCAGACGTTCTAGGGCCTTGTACACTTGTAGGCCCCGTACCTGCCTGAAACTCAGACGTTCTAGGGCCTTGTACACTTGTAGGCCCTGTGCCGCGCTGCATATCGGACGATACGCCCTCGGCGTTTAGTGTCGGGCCTTCACCCTGCCTGTTTTCCGTAGGGTCCATAATATCGACTGAATTCGGCACGCTACCGCGTTGTGCGGTTGGGTTTCGGTACATACCACTTGGATTTGGCGCCGCACCCCAGTCGTTAAACGAAGAATAATCGGTAGGCGTTGCAAAAGATTGGGCCGCGTTAGCCATAAGGGCTTCGGCGCCCGCAGACTGCCCTGCACGTATGCGAGATTGCGAATCGAACGCTTCCTGCTCCGAAGGCGACAGCGTTAAATTTTGGTTCCACGTAGTAACGTTTTCACCCGTGGAGGGGTCGCGCGTAGAGCCTGTAGACCACGAACTAGTGCCCCACGGCGTAGTCTGCGTAGGCCGGTTAGCGTACGTTTGGTTTAACGTATTTTCGCGCGCTGACTCGCCTTGTTCTTCGGCTGCGCCGCGATAATCGGGCGCGCTTGGTGCTGATTTACTACCCATTTTAGTTTCTCGCGGTAGCGTCTAAACGCTCGTTATTTTCGGTCCATTTGCAGTTTTCACTTCGTAGTTGCGTTATTACGAAATCTACGCCTACTTTGTGGCCGTCAGGAATGCGGAATATTTCTTCTAGCCCTATGTTTTTTATAAACTTTAGCGCCTTATAGTTATCTGCGGCGGTTACGCCTATTACCATGCCCTTTCCGCAAGTGTTAAACGCGTAGTTAAAAACTTCATGCGCGAAACCGTGCTTAAGTACGAACGGGTTAGCTATGTAAATGTGAATTTGACACGAGTTAAATGACCAGGTATCAAAACAGCACGCGGCCACTATAACACCCGCAGCATCTAGAGCTACTACGCCTTTAGTTTCGGCGCTAAGCGTAGGCTTACCCTCGTCGGGTATTAACGGCCAATGGCACTCCTGTAATGGCACAAACGTAAACATTACATCAAGCCCCCTACATCATAAACCACGTCGTAGCCGACTAAAGTAGTTTCTTCGCCGGATACGCCGCGTGTGTTTATTGCTATGTGTCGCCCCATACCCGTAGCGCCTCGTGGGCTGTCGGCTTTTTCTAAGCCTCCTGACCATACGCCCGCATTCCAGAGCCCCGCATTCCAGAGCGCAGTACCTGTACCCCCAAAAGCGGGCGTACCTGAAATAAGCGATACGTCAAAGTCATACTGCGCACGGACAGAAAACACCGGCACGCCCACAGCGGTAAACATTGGTCGAATATACTGCACACGTTTGAAATGCGCGGGTTGCTCAAGGTGTTGATACGCGGTTAGTACGTCCCACGTTATGCCCTCAGGTTGGCCGTCAGTGTCCGCGTCTATGTAGACTTTATCTATGTAACCTGCTTGCCGGTAAATTTTGTTCGTTACTATGTCGGTAAAAAAGATATCTTTACGCCAATTAGCGGTACTCGCAGCGGGGAGACTGCGAGTCATACCCCATGCTCTGCTTCCTTGATACATAGCAAAGCCTATGCGATCAAAACCTTCTCGCGGCGGTGCGCTGATCGTAAGCAAGGATTGCTTTGTGTTTATGTGTATTTGCCACCCAAAGTCGTCCATAGCCGTGGCTAAGACGCTGCGTATATAGGGGGATATTTTAGCCGTCAAGTGTACGTTGAAGTCGTTTACGTCGGCGCCGTTGAGTACCGCAGACAAAGGCAAAAGGCCTTGAATGCACAGTACGTACAGCTCTCCTGCAACTTCTACCGCTATTCGGTTGCCCGCAGGTATAGTACCTACGTACCACGAGCCTACAAGCCCAAAGCTGCCCGCTTCGGCGGGGTTAGTGCCTTGATATATAACTACGTCGCCAGCGCCCGAGATAGCCACTAGCTGATCGTCTATGCCGTCGCCGCCGTCTAAGGTCCAGTTGTGTAGTGCTCGGAGCGCACCACCATGCTTAAACTGAGCGCCAAAGTTAAACGCGGTTGCGGCGCCTTCAAACACGCCTACACCTAAATACCACGCTCTAGACGTGTCTCGCTCTATGAACCATATACGCTCTTTCCACACCATCATAAAGTTAAACAGCGCGGGGTCTATGTTTTCTATTTGGCCAGCGCTGGTGCCTTCGGTGTACTTAACCCAAGTATTAGTAGCTTGAGTCCAGCGGTAATAGCCGTTTGCGCCGTCGCATACGAGAAGGAAACGCGCGTTACCGTCGTTAGAAAAGTTAATAAATGAGCAAATACCCGCGTTACCGGTAGTAGTACCAAAAGTAACAACTTTAGTAGGGGTTACGTCAAACTCTGTGCTTACGTCCCATATACCTGCGTCATTCGCCACGAATAACCTGTCTTCGCTAGTTACGTTACCTTCAAAGGTAATGACCGTTCTAGCAGGCCCGCCAGTCCAGCCGTTAGCCCATTCACGGTAACCCTCGCGTACGCGCTGGCCCCCGTCACCAGGGAGTATGTTAAAGCTAAAGATACACTCTTCGGACCGCATAAGTGTAAGCGCTTCGATAGTGTTCATGCCGCCTACAGATGCAGGGACAGTGGCAGAAATTGCAGTTTGTGGGCTAGCGTTGCCGTAGGGCATGTTTAAACCCCATAGCCAGTATCGCGAGTGTTGCGAAAACCGTTTAATAGGTAGTTGTCATAGCGGCCGCGTGATGCGCTTAGAACGCCTGCGCCTTTATCTCTACCCATCCAAACAGCAATAGATTTGTTAAAGTCAGCAGTAGCCGCACGGCTGTCAAAGCCCTTAGCGGTTAGAAAGAGCATTTTTAGCTGCTGCTTTACTAAGTTAGGCGGAAACATAACTATATCGGCCCCTGTTACCGCCTCGTCCGTAAAAGTAGTGGGCGCATCAGCAATCTTAATAAGATTACGCGATATGTACTCAAAATTTATATTAAGCCCAGGTACTACAGGGTCGTTAGGAAAAATGTAAAACTCGTTTTGGTCAAACCGAAAGGAAGCGTAGATGGTTGAACTAACAAGATCGCGGCCTAGTAGGAAGGTCCAATCTTGCGAGCTAACCGGACCAATTAACGGTACATTTTCGCTACGCTCCCATCCGGTTTGATCGATCATGTACGCAAAATCGGATGGTAACTCGTAACGCCCGGTATCGCCGTCAGCCGTAGTTAGCTGATAGCTGCGTACTAAGGTATTCCATTCATAATCTTCTAACAGCGTTTGAAGACCCGTAGTTAACAGGCTAATGAGCTGCTTAAACGCCGGGTCCGTAGTAGCAAACACGTCGGTAACTTCGCCTAGACCTACCTGTACGGCTACCGCGTTTACTATGCTGTTTACTGTGTTAAAGCGACTTGTAGCCATGCTCTACCTATTCAGCGATTGAACGCCTTTTGCGCGTCTTTTTAACGGGCTCAACTGCTGCGGCTACTTGCTCGGCCACTTGCTCGTCGTCGGGCACAACTTCTGCGCCTTCAAGGCTCATAGGTTCTGCCGAATACTTAGTACCAAAATCTTCGCCTTCTTCTACTGGCGCTGCTGCGCGGGTAGGCTCTGCTACGCTGGTGCCTGTAAGCGCGCCAGGACTACCCTGGCCTATAATCTCACTTGCGCTGCCCGCAGGGCCTTGGCTAGCTTGTCCGCGTAATATCGCTAACTCGCTTGACATAGCTTGAATTTGCTCAAACATAGTAGCCTGCTCATTAGCGCTTTGATCTAATGCGGCTTGCATTTTAGTCAGCGGCGCCACACCTTCGGCGTGCTGCATAAAGCGTCTAGCAAGATCGCGTATGCTTTGCAGACCCATAAATTTTTGCATGTGCGTATCGGACATTTCCGCTAACTGTTCTACCGTCCGCACGTTGAAATACTCCATTTCTTTTACTTGCGAGCGCGTCAATGGGGGCCATTCCGACAGCGGCGTACCTGTAACTTCTTGGTTCTTGTTTTGCTTAAAACGTGCGTATTCTGCCGCAAAACGTTGGTCGTCGGCAGTCTCAAAAAAGCCTAACCGTACCGGGCGCTCAACTACCGACGCTTTGTCGCCAGGCACCATAATGCGTACGTATTCGGTTTCTTTAAAAATCGGCCTGCCTTTTGCAAGTGTCTGCGCCGCGTCTTGAAGAGGGTGCATATAAAATTGCACTGACAAGCCGTGCTTTTGAGGTTCGGTTGCTGCAAAAGCGCGTTCAGCACCAGCGGTGCCCATTGCAAGTTGTGTAAATCCTTCGCTGTCTTCTAATGGCATAATTTACTACTCCTACTGTAGTGTGTTAAGTGTTAGTGCATAAAACAAGGGGCGTAAACGCCCCTTATTAAATTTACGCTAGCGTTCTACCAACATACGGATAGTTGAAGTACGCGTCTGCATTTGTCGCTGCCACGCCTCCCGTGGCCGTGCCGAGGGTAATACCCGCCATTACTTCTAAGCCCGCTGTAGTTGCATCATCTACCGCGCCGGGGGTCGCTGAACAAGTGAGTTCAGTACCTTTAGCCGCACTTGCAAGAGTTCGTAAAGAGCCCTTACCGTAGATTTGTAACCAACCAAAGCCACCAGAAGCGATAGCTGCTTGAGCGGCGCCTACGCGCGCTCCTGCGCCTGCACCGGGGGCCGTTGAAGTTGTGTCCGCCATTTCAGCAATATTAGCGCTATCAAGGACACAGAGGTATCCTGCTGCCGTTACTGCTTCTGACGTCTCGACGTAGATAAACTCTTGCGTACCGCCAGTAGTCCCTTCAAGAGACATTACTGTACCGACACGAAATTCAGCACCTTCGGCTGTTGTACGTACTGAGGTTATATCAATTCCAATATTCATAAATTTTATTCCTTCGATTCTGTTAAAAAAGCCTATGGCGCCGAAATACTACGCCATAGGGATTTAAGAGCTACTAATTAGTATCAATCAATCGGCCTTGGAATTGAGCGCCACACGACGTCATGTTACCTGCCCAAGCGAGAATTTGTACTTCTGCGTCCTGGTTAGTGGCATAACGACGGTTTGGGCTTAAAGGCACCATATTGCGCTGCGCGTGAGGGCGGTACTTCAAATACTTCGTGTTAAGGAAATACGCGGTTTTGTTTGTCGCGTTGCCGCCTATGCCGCCGTCGAGTACCACGTCGGTACCCATAAACTTAAGCGTTGGAAACCCTGAGTCGCCGACTTCAGCTTGGTGAAAACGCTGCTGCGCTTGTAGCGAGGCGACGTAAATTTCCCACATGCTGTTATCCATAAGGATAATATCGGGCATATCCTTACCCCGAATTAAACTGGCCCACAAACCGTTCATAGCTTGCTGAACGTTGGTAGACGTTAGCGCAGATGATGAAACTTTTGACTGCCAGAACGCGTAATTAGCTCGGTTAATGCCGCCATACGTGCCCGTAGTCGGGTCTACCGGAACCGCAAGGTCTAAACCGGTAATTTCCTTACCCCCTGAACCCGTACCGTCTGAGTACATGGCCGCAGCAATTAGGTTAGATAGTGTAGATTCGGCTACTTCCATGCGGGCTTCGAGCAAGTCGATCATCTGCTCTTTGCCGCTGTTTTGTAGCATTTCCAAACCGGAAATAACAACGGGAACCGCTGCTTGTTTTAGGTCAAATTCTGCGGCGCTTATAACGTCCGAAGCGCCAGTAGAAAGCAGATCATAGCCAGAATACCACCCGGCGTTGCTGTTTTCGGCAAAAGACAATTCTTCAAGAATCTTCGAGCCGCCAGAAACGGTTTTAATTTTACCTGCCATACTGAGTTTTTTTAGTACGGCGTTGTTGTCGGTTACGTTATCCGCAATTTTCTTCGAGCGACTTTCTATCGTGGTTGCGATAATGTCGGAAATGTTAGGGAATGCCATTTGGCGAATCCTCCAATAATTAGAATTAAGGTTGCTTTACCTTAGATTGTTTAAACCTCGGCGGTGCCGTGGGGTCTAACTTTCTAATTACTAAAGGTTCGCTTCGTGTGCCGCCGTGGGCTTTTCAGCTCGGCGGTGCCGTGGGGCTACTGCTTTCGTAATTTGGTACGTTAACCGCGATATTAGCCCTCGTCCCACGCCGCGTCAAGTGCCCCGCGCAAAGACGTAGGTTTTGGCGCTGCGCCACCACCTTCGCTATTGATTGGAACGATTACGCCCGCTGCGCGAGATTTGTTTAAATGCGCGGTACTTGACTCGGCTTTTGCGCGGTTAGCGAGTATTGCTTGTATGTCGGGTCGCGTAGCTATAGCGCGGTCGTAAGACTCTTTTAGTGTTAATTTTTGACCCGCTTTAGACGCTAAATCCATAAAGTCGGCCATTACCGTGCGCACGTCGCTAGCGAAAGGTGTTTCTTTTAGGAACGTTTGCGTTTCAGCATTTATTTGCGCTTGTTCGGCTTGGTCTTGGCCATGAAAACGCGATTGCAGCGCTTTAAATTCGTTTTCTAACTTGTCGTAGCGCGCGTCTGTAGGCGCTTGCTGCTCGGCCTGTACGTTGCCTACGAGCGCGTCGTCTAAGTCTTTTATGCTGACATTGAACTGTTTTACTAATCCGGCCATAGCCACCGCTTTGTTCTGAGGCGTGCCGCCTTGTAGCTGCGCGGTAGTCTGCAAAACGTTGTATACACCCTGCATGGGGTTTTGTACGCCTTGTGATGCAAACATACCTTGAAAGGGCTTAACCATGTCGCTAAACGACGCCATTTGTTGCCTGGCGTTAGCCGACTCCTGCATGGCCGTAGTGATTTCTTTTTCGCGCTTGCTTATAGTTTCCTGTACGGACTTGGGCACTTTGGCCCACTCTTCGCGCGCAGTGGGGGACCACGAAGCAGGCGCCGTAGCTTCTTCGGCTGCAGGCTTTTCGCCTTCTGCGGGCGCTACAGGCTTTTCACCTTCTACAGACTTTTCACCTTCTGCGGGCTTTTCACCTTCGCTTTCGCCGTCGCCTTCGCCGGCTACGCTTTCGTCAAACGCGGCGGTTAAACTTTCGCGCATGTCGTCGGCGGCTAATACTTCTTCTTCAAATTCGCTATTTTCTGTGTTTTCTGTTGGCATAATTTACTACTCCTACTGTAGCGGTTTTAATCTTCGTATTGAACGTGTCTTTGAAAATTGCCCGCACTGGCGCGGTCGTAACTTTCCACTAGCGCTGCTATGCGTTCTTTTTTTGCCTCCGCACCTCGCCCGTGGCTCTGCTGGTTATCTAGGTGACGCTTAGTTTTTTCAGCTAGCGAATCAGGGTCGTTAGATACGCCGTGGCGCAAGTTGTGTGCGTTAAGCCCTGCACGCGTTGAGATCATACTGCCGTCAATAGGCGACCTAAACGGCTGCACGTCCATACGTATACTAGGCGCTACGCTATTTTGCGGGCCTTCCCGGAATACTTCTACTAGGCCTTCTGGCCTTTGTACCCACGTTCTTTTACCCATTAACTTTTTCCATTCGTTTAGCCATTCGTTCGGCTCTATTAGGTGTCTGTCTATACCATTTACTGTCGCGCATTTCGGCGGCAGCAGTTTTAAAATCCCGTTTACGAAGTGCTGCAAACATTTTTTTAAACTCGTTAGTACCTCGCACGCCTAATTGGAAATTCATTTCTACAATTATTTCGCGTACCTCAGATGGGTATTTTAGCAGCCAAGGCTTACTTTTTTTCAATTTGATATCTAAATCCCGCAGCCTAGTTTCGACTATGGCTCTTGACTCGGCGCGGGTAAGGTACGTAAGCCCGTGGCCTATCGTTAGCACGCCCGCCGTGTCTTTGTAGGGTTTAGGCTTGAAGCCTTCGTTATGTAGTACCCTATCTAATCGTGAAAGCATTGTCTACTGTCCTGTTTTGTTAGGCGTAAGCGCTTTGCGCGCGCGTTCACGTTTTATAAACTCGGTTGTCTCGTTTTTCTCTTCTTCAATATTGAACTCGTACTGCGCGGATTCTTTTTGTATATCCTTTTCCGCTTCCATAGAAACTTGCGTTTGGCTATTTTGCGCTTCTATTTGAGCCATTTCTTTTTCATGCGCCCATTTCTCGCGCTCGAAATCTTGCGTGGCTTGGGTCTTTAACTTTTCGAACTCTTGTTTAGCTTGCTGCATTTGCGCTTTAACTTGCGCGTCGCTTGGTTGTTCTTCGCCTTCCTGTTCTTCACCCTGCGCGCCTTGCATAGACTTGATCGCTTGATCTAGCACGCCTTCGACTTCGTTAGAGCCTTTAAAGCCTGCTAAGCCCCATTTGAGCATTTCTAATAGTATCGGCGTAGCTTTGGGGTCCATTTCGACTAGCGGCGCTGCAGACTGCATAAACGTAGCCAGCGCCGTTATATACGCGGTACGTTCTTCTTTAAGCTGCGCATAATCGACCATAGCCACAGATTCGGGTTTAACCTGGATACGCCATATAAGATCGGTGCGCTCTTTGATCATTGCGATAGCGGGCTCGACTAACTCTTGGTCCGCTGTGTACATAATATTGGATTGTTTAACTATCGATTCAGGCGAGAAGTGGTTACTTACAACTTCCGCGCGTAGGCGTATCAAATCCGTTGCGTACTTAGCAAACTCGTCTTGAAGGGCTTGAATACGCACAGAGCTAAATCTTGCCTGCAATGCGCGCTCAGTAGCGCTAGCAGCGCCGCCAGCTTGGCTGGCACCGCGCATTACGTCGTCCATGCCTGTTATCTGCCCTAGCAGTGCCATTGCGTCGTTACGCCGTCCTATGAGCTTTTCAAGCACGTTTGATATTTCTTCGATAGGCATCCAATCGATTTGGCCCTGCAGCCCGCCGTTTTCAGCAAACATAGCCCAGTTATCGACAGGTATTAATTCGTTTTCTACCGCCTCAGACATCATGCGCTTCACGCCTGTCGAGTTCATATCGTAGACGCCCACTACTTTAACCGCTTCGGTTATAAGCGAAATTCTGGTTTCTAACTTATCTATTTCTAGATACAAGTCCTCGGCCATAACATAGTCGGGGATAGGCATAAACGCCGTTGTAGTAACGTTAGCCGTCATAGGCTGCGGCGACGGGTAGAACCCCGTAAGGCCTAGCGGGTCGTCTTTGCTGTCCAGCATGTCTTTATATTCGGGCGACCACCAGTGAACCTTGCGGGCTACCTTGTCCCAAATCTCCCATATTTCACCACGCTTGAACGCGTCTTGACTTAGCGTCTCGTCGCCGTTTTTTTCCTCTTGGCTGTATTTTGACGAGGTAAGCGGTATTTTGTTACCTATCTTCTCACCAAACCTTTCTACAAGCTGATCACGCGTGAATAGTGTTTTATAGGCTAGCCATCTAGTTTCGGCCCACGTACGGCACGGGGACCACTTAAAGTCACGCCAGTGTACGTAATCAATGGGCGCGCGCTCGTTAGACGCTTGGTTTATTGTTTCTGCGCTGGCGAGTTCAACACCTGTTTTTATGTCATACACCGCCGCTATCTGTTCTTCTTCCTCGTCAAAATCATAGCGCACCCTAGCAATACCTAAGCCGGGTAACATACGATCTTCGAGGCATTGTTTTAGCGTTTCGGAATACTGGTCGTTTGGCGTGCCTATGTCGGCGTTTAACATGCGCTGATAGATCATGCCTGCCACACGTGCGATATCGTCGTTAAAGTCCATGTTAGTACGTGAGAACGTTATCTCAGGGAGCTTACCAAACATCATGGCCATTAACGTTTCAATATTCGAGTGAAACAGGTTTAGTCTAAACATTTCACTTTCTGAATTCTTTTTGCTGCCCGTAAACTTCTCGACAGTCTTGTTACCCTGCTTTAGCCATTTTTTACTTGCGGTGTCTGCCGCGTCAAATTCGGTTTTCCAACGCTGCCATTGATCGTTTTTACCCTTGCGGAATTCGGATAGGGACTCAATATTTCCCTGGCTGTCTGTAGAATCGTTGTAGGCCATTAACTTATTCTCCGCCTAGAAATAGACAAAACACGCCCTGACGACTGTTCCTCGTATAGCTGGTCTAACGAATACGTAACAGGCTCAGGCAAAATTATAGTTGACTTTGGTGTCTCAAGTGTAACCTGCTTCTGATTTGCCACCAAGCTCAAATATCTAAACGAGTCTGCGCCGTCTGAGGCCCAGTTGTGTAGCGGGGTGTCGCGGTAGGCTTTGGTAAGCTCGTTGTACTCTCTTCGGTACGCTCTTAGGGCCTCAATGCCGCCGTGACACTTGCGCGCGTCTATACGGCATTTAGGCAGCATCAGTCGTGCGGCGTCAATGCCCTGCTGTCTGCCAAGTTGGGGTACTTTCGCCACAGGAAAGTTTGCGTCTTGAAATTGCTCGATACTAGACCGACGAGTCTGGACGGTGTGCGCAACGGCATCGTGTGGAACCCATAGCTTTTCGAGCTTGTAGGGCTTAGTCCTAAACATTTTAATATGGTCTTCAATTATTTCACCTGACATTTCTTCGTAATCGATTAGGTTTATCGTGTCCCCGTGCTCTTGCCAGAACCATACCGCCGTGCTGTCTTTGCGTCCAAGGTCCATACTGGCGTACACAGGCTGCATAGGATCGTATAGGTCAGGCTGATTGCCTATGTGTCCCATAACTTCCATTTTTTGTATCATAGCAGCGTAATACGTACCTTTCACCGCTGCAGTGAAATCGCATTCAAGTTCCTGCGCGTACTGCGCGTCGTCCATGAGCGCTTTCATTTCTGTTAGTTCTTCTTGGTCTAACAAGCCTGATTCCGACGCTTTCAGCGTCATGTGGAACCATCTTTCTTCTGCTATCGAGCGTTGTACTATCTCGTAAAAGTGATTTTTGCCTTTCGGCGTGCCAATGAACGTCGCCCACCCTTTACGGTCGGCAAGTGTTGGGAGTACAACTTCGGCCCAAAGGGACGGTCTACAATCTCCGAACTCGTCAAGTACAACGCCGTCAAGGTAAATCCCCCGCAAAGCGTCGGGGTTATCAGCGCCGTAGAGCGTAATCCATTGACCGTTAGGAAGTATGACCCGCAAGTCACTTTCCCTTGTTTCAATAGCAAGGCCTCGCGTAGCTTTCTTAAGGTACTGCCACGCAACATCTTTCGCCTGCTTGTAGAATGGCGCGATATACGCATATCTAGCGTCCTCTTTGTTAGTGTAGAGGGCTCGAATTACAGATTCGTTAATACACGCGACCGTTTTACCTGCACGTCGGTGACAAACTAGCGCCGCCCAACGCTGTTCACGTTGATGAAAACGTGTGAACTGGCTACGCGGCGTGTAATCTAGTTTGAAAGCTGCCATTAAGGGGTGTTACGCAGCCTTATAAACTCGTCTACTTGCTCGGGCGTCCACGTTACAGGCGCTTTCACAAGCACCAGGTCAGCTTCGGAATCGGTTGCGAAGCCTTCAAGGTGCACGGTGCCAAACGCGTGCGTAGCACCGTTTAGAATAACCATAGGCTTAAGCCCACAACCAGTTAACGCTATTGCTATGATAATTTGTGCTGATAATCGAAACATACGCCCGCCTTATACTCTACTCGTGCATTTTCAGGTTTAGCCGCTGCTGCAGCTCCGTTTTTAACACCTACATATACCCAGGCTTGGCGTATTTTCCACATGCCATCAGCGTCGCAGTCTTCTATTAACTGCAGATCAGCAGTTCCGCGGAACTTTTGCCAAATAACGCCTAAGCGCATGAGCTGATACTTAACGTCATGCCTCAAACTGCCTTGCATAAAATTTTCAGTGTCTACAGCGGGCCCGCTAGGCCCGTCCCACGCATAGCCCGACAGTACAACTACTTTGCTGTCAGCAATACGAATAAATTTTGACTCGTATTCTATGTGATCAAAATACGGCGGCAGCGTAAATACATGGTCGCGGGTTAGCTGGTATTTAAACCCTTTCTTGAAATAGATAGTCATTCGTCAAGTTTACCCCTTGGTAGCAGATCAGCGTTTATGGTGACTTCTATCTTAGTGTCATTCGTTTGCTTACCTACGCCATCCATACGGTTCATTTCCTGCATGGCGGCAATAGCGGTTTTAGGGTCTGCGTTTTTATTGTCTACTACTATTTCCCATAGCGTGCGCTTGCGGTGTTCAATGTTAGGGCCTTCACGTAGTTGGGATAAGTACGTCATTAGCGACACTATCTCAAGGTAGGGCTGCGTTTTCTTAGCTGCGCTAATGGTAGCAGGGCTGAAGCCTAATTCTTTTGCTATGTCTTTAGTACGCACGCCTCGGTGCGACATTTTTGCTATTTGCGTGTTGCGCACGCCAGCGCGTTGACTTGCAGCCACTAATGCGCGCTCTAACGCTTTAGTATCCTTAAAAAACTGCGCGTTCGCCGGGTGGTACTTGTCTAAAAGCACGTCCGGCGGTAAATATCGATTAGGTGTTATCACGTCGTTTCTCATACGCCGATAGTAGTCGCTTATTTTCAGAAATGCAAAAAATTTGAGTATATAGTCTCCTATTTTCAAAATAGCTCACGCGTGCACGGGTATGGGGCTATGGCAATGGCGTGGCAGATCAAATAGACCCTGGGGGTGCCACCTCACACTTTTAGACCTTTTCGCGCACAAAAAACAATGCCCGCCCCCCCATACCCTATTATTCGCCAGTTATTACGCGTCGCACACGTTTACGTGTTGCACGTGCAACGCGTAACGAAAAATGCGTAACTTGGTGCTTTGTTGTCATAATTCTATGTAACGCTTGTAACACTCGTAACAAGCCGAATCGTTATTTATCAAGGGCTTAGGGCCGAAAATATATTTTGTTACAGGATTTGAGAAATATTCTCAGTAGCAGAAGTAACGATATACGTATACGCGTCTAACGCGTAAAAGACCGTTAATATTACTAAATTCAATATATATATATATTCTAAATCCTGTAACAGAATATATTTTGACTCCTAAGGCATTGATATTAAAAGATTTGATGTGTTACAAACTACCCAGATTTTTCGTAACACCCGCAACACTCGTAACAAAGGCATATTTAGGCGTATTAAACAGTTGCAACAGTTGTTTAAACGTGCGACTATTAACGCTCATTAACAGGAGCACGACCGTATGAAACATTTAATCGCTAAAACACTGCGTATAAATACCGACACAGCTACGCTAAGCTACACTAACAAAGACAGTATATGCTCTGACGTTACCTTATCGGGCGTGCAAGGTTTTAATGACGAACTGACAGAACTGCTTATCTTTGCTTTTATCGATGGCAACGCAGAAAAGGCATGCATGGTTTGGATTGTTGACGTAGATGGTGACGAGACAGCTACGTGGCTCGACACTGTGGTATCTACCGACACGATACTAGACATATGGCAGTTAGAACTAATAACTACCGAAATCCGCGACGCGTAAAAACTAGAAAGGATATACAAATGAAATACTGTGTAGCAACGAAAATTAGTACAACTGACGTTCACAATAACGAACTACTCGTAGAGAGTGTTCATAGCGATTTTGACAGGGCTTTGAAAAAATCTACTAACGGACAATCTGTTATAGAAATCAATGATCACGTCAAAAAAGGTGCTTCGATTAACAGCGATGGAGAATTATGGCAGTCGTCAAATGAATCGACGCCGTCCGAGCAATGCAAATGCGCCGGACTAAATAGCCTAGCCGAATTGGTCATAATCACCGGAACTAGCGAACAGACGCTAATAAACTGGCATAGAAACAAATCTCAACTATTTTCTGTCGTTGTCGCTGGAGCTGCTGTAATCAGAAGCCGGAGTTAATCACAAATCTCGGCTAACGAGCGCTTTCTACCCTAATTAACAAGCATAAAAACTTTAGAATGAAAACCCATGTGCCTAGGCTCACGCGCTTTTAATGACTCACCAAACCAACAAATCGCTGGCGTGCCAGTGATATAAACTATTATTTGATCTTTGCTGTAAAAGCACTCAACACATAACAGGAGCACGACCTTATGAACAACATTAAAAAGTCACCATTCAAAAAAGCGCAAAACACAGCGTTAAACAATCAGCTAATAAAAGCCGGCCGCGCAATTAGCACCGACTTGGACGTGTGGGTTAGTTACCCTGTTGAGTACAACGGAACTGATAAGTTAATTGACCTGGACACTATTAACGCTGCATTGAAAACAGACCGCGCCGCGACACTGTCCGCCGACGGCGCCACGATTAAAGCCGGACGACTTACAATACCCGCGACTAGCAAGACGCTATTAGAGGACTTCCCTAATCCGCCAACTATAGAGGACGCCACAGCAATCACAATCCCAGGCTTTGCGGACGCCATAAAAGCTGTGTTATATGCTGCTGCTACCCAAGATGCTAGGTATTGTTTAAACGGTGTACTGTTAGAAATTGCGGACAACGGCATAGTGCACATTGTAGCTACGGATGGGCACCGTATGGAACGTCGGGAGCTAAGCTCGGTCAATGGCGTGCATGCAGGTCAATGGATAATTCCAATAGTCGCGGCAAAGCTAATCGACTCCGACGACCTGCAGTTAACAGGTGAATGGTGCGCGTCAGGCGATAATCTAGTCTTTGAGCAAATCGAAGGTATTTATCCCGACTGGCGCCGCGTGGTTCCTAAGCCGACTGCGTATTTTAGCGTCGACACAAAAGAACTACTTGCTACGCTAAAACAGCTAGCGCCTTTTGCCAACGCGAAGTATCGCGGTGTTAGGTTAACGCTAGCCAATGACACGTTAACGCTCGCGGCCGCGTCCGCCAGTAGACCGGATGGAGTAACCGCCGTGCTCGCGTGCAAAAGTGACAAAGGCGACGGTGAATTAGTTATAGGGTTTAACCTAGACTATCTAGTAGACGCGTTAAAACAGAAGCATGTGCCCGACTTCACGCGTATAGGCTACGTAAACGCCAACACGAGCATAGAAGTTAACGGCACTGGCACAATAATGCCTATGCGCCTATAAACTTCCCCGTTACCTGGCGCCTGCTTAATTGCGGGCTTCCTGGGTATTAACACTCACACAATCAACACGGAGCAAGACCCTATGAACGCTAAACAATTAACCGACGGCCAACGTACGCACCGCAAGCATTTTGCTCAGTTTGTAACGCAACAAACTATCGATAACGTAGTACGCGCAATAGGCGCGAAGAAAATCATTAGTTCTACCGACTTTTATTTAAACGATATACCTCTAAAAAAATGGGACCGGTTAGCACCTATGCTCATGCGTAAAGGTTTCTCCCTGTCGGATTGTGTTTGTACCGCTAAGGAGGCCGCTAGACAGTACATAGAGAACGTAGTTAAACCCGCACTAGACGCGTACGAAGCGCGCGTGCAAATTAACATCGGTCTAGGTATGACGCGATCGGACGCACAAGGCGTAGTAGACGCAGAAGATAGAAACCTATGAAACTACTTAAGCGCATAATTCACGAGGTCTTGTGCGCCGCAGTAGTCGCTACACTGATCCTTTTTGTTCTTTACACTTTTTTAGAGGTTACATTATGAAGTATTTAAGCCATTACACCGAAACGTTACAATCTGAGTTATTCAAGGCTACCGGCGCATTTTTTGCGTTCAACGCTAAACAGCTAGAAGAATCGCGTGCCCCTGGCCCGATACGCTACACGTCGCTAGGTTCTGGCTTGATAGTGCCTCACATAAACGCGGGCGCGCTAATCGATGGGCTAGCGGATATCAACACGCAAGGCATAGCAGCAGACATAGCGGAGAACGGGCTAAAAGGAATCATCCACCGCGAACTAGGAAACCACGAGGCGCAAATCACCAACAACATAGACGACACCGTAGACACACTAGCAGACTACCCTGGCATTACGCGCGAAACCATACGCGCTGAATACCGCGAGTTTTATCAATATTGTGTTGATAACGATTACTTTTAAGCGTAGTTTAAGTGGCGCAGCAGTAGAAAACGAAGGCCCGGTTAGCCCCATTCCCCACTAACCGGGTTTTTTAATGCCTGGCTTTTGTGAGTCTATCTAGGCGCGACATTAGTAAATCCATGTGCGCGCCCTTGCCGTTTTCGCGTTTAACAATATCCTCGTCTACCGTGCCTTTAGCCACCAGTATAAAAACCCAGCACTCTTCAATTTGATTGCGGCGCCAAAAACGGCCGATAGTCTGACGGGTAAGATCGCGCGACCAGATGGGTGACATAATCACCATACGCGACCCCGTAGTAAGGTCTAAGCCGTGCCCGGCGGACTTTGGGTGTAGGAATAGCTGTGGTAGCTCACCGCGTCGCCACAGGGCCAGTGTGGCCGCGTCGCGCTTCTTGGTATCGCCTAGCCCTACGCCCTTGGGAAACCGGGCGCGCAAGCGCGCTAACTCTTCTTTGAACTGGTAGACAAAAATAGTAGGTATGTTGCACTGATTATACAAGTGCCCGGCGCCGTGTATCTTCTCGTCATGCACGAATACGGTGTCGGCGTCCTCGTCGTCCGGGTATAGAAACCCGCTAGCCATCTGCTGAAGTTTACCTGTTAACACTGGCGCGCTGTCTGCCGTCGCGTGCTCGTTCAAGCAATCACGCTCAAACTCGTCATATTGCGCGCGCGCGGTAGCCTGCAGCGTAATAGGCACCACTATCTCATGCAGCAGCGGCAGCTCGTCGGTATAGTCCGGCAGCACAAAAACCGTGCTAGATAGCTTGCGCGTTAACTCGTCAACACAGTGCGGCAGCACCGTCCAGTTGCGGCGCTCGTAGTCGGTGGGGTAGAAATAGCGGTCTAACCACTGTTGCTTATTGCGCCCGAACATCGCGCCGCTGTCACACGCCATCATGCAGTAAAATAGATCCGTCCACGACTCAGCAACCGGCGTGCCAGTCATTACTAGGCGCACGCTAAAATCACGTAAGCGCGTGCGTAGGGCCTTGAATGATTTGCCCCCGGCTTTCATCTTTGTGATTTCATCAATCACCAACATGTCAAAACCATGCGCCTTGCCATAGTTATCAAAAAACCATTCTAGGTTATCAAAACTAATTGCGACTATCGGCGCACCGGCGTCAATCAATGCCATACGCTGCGCAGGCGTGCCCACGGCCAAACCAACGTCGAGGTGCTTTAAGTGGTCCCACCCCTCGTGCTCGTCTACCCATACGTCGTCAACCACGCGTGGCGGCGCCACCACTAACACCCGCGACACTTCCCGCGCGGTCAATAGTTCACTGGCAGCGGTCAAAGCTACCACTGTCTTACCGCTCCCCATCTGTCCTATTAGATACGTCGAATCGTTCTCATAGATGCGGGTAACAGCTTGTTGTTGCTTGGTGCCGAGAAGGTCTAGTGATTTCATCTAGTGCGTTGCCCCGATTTATTAACTCGTTAATGTGAAGTATAAAACCCACTTTAGTGTCTACTACTGCGACGTCCATTCTGGCCGCGCGAAAGGTAGCAATTTCTTTTTGTTGTAGCGGCGACAGTACGCCCTTGCCGTTAGGGCTCTTAAACTCGACAAGCAATGTCGCCCCTCTATAGAACAAAATCTGGTCGGGCACACCGCGTTTCTGTGGCGATCTGAATTTATACATTAGGACGCCGCGCTTCTTAGCTTCGCCCTTCGCCCACTTTTCTAGCTGTGCTTCGGTCATAATAAAACCTTTTTTAAATGTTGTTGCCATTGGTTAAACACTGTGCCATAGTCTCCTACATAAAGCAAACACACCGAGAGTAAAACGACTATGGACATCGATAAACTAAAAGAAGCACTGGAACTACACGCGGCGTATTTGGACGACCACACTACAGGCGTAAAAGCCCATCTGAGCGATGCTGATCTGCGCGATGCCGATCTGCGCGATGCCGATCTGCGCGATGCCGATCTGCGCGGTGCCGATCTGCGCAGTGCCGATCTGCGCGGTGCCGATCTGCGCGATGCCAATATGAGCGATGCTGATATGCGCAGCGCCGATCTGCGCGATGCCAATCTGCGCGATGCCGATCTGTGCAGTGCCGATCTGCGCGATGCCAATCTGCGCGGTGCCGATCTGTGCGGTGCCGATCTGTGCGATGCCGATCTGCGCGGTGCCGATCTGCGCGGTGCCGATCTGCGCGGTGC